GTGGTCCATAATACCAGTAAGACTAACCCCCAGAAGTCGCTCTTCTTCAGCATTGGTTACCCATTGTTTTCGGATGTACTTGAAATCTGTGAGAGTAGATTGGAAAGTTCCCAGGATAGCCGCCAATCGAACTTTTCGTTTAAGGTTATCACTAGTGTCTCCAGATCGTACAACAACTTCCGTGAGATTGCAGAATCCGAATGGGCGAAGGATAATTTCTCCGCAAGGGTTCGTTCCAAATTCGTGATCTGTTTCTCTACGTCCCGTAGCTGCTGCTTGCTTCTTTGCAGAGACTCGATTATAAACGCCTCGCTCTCCGCTCTTTGATTCGTAGAGGGCATGCCACTCCTTCATAAAGATACCAATGTCCGGCTTCTCAGTATATGCTACAGAGTTGTTCGCAAGAGCACGCTGACCGCTAGACTCCCACCAAGCACCGTTTTTAGCGTTTCGCATCCGCTCATCAGTGAGATTAGATAGACTAATGAGAGCACTGCGACGAACACCACCAACAACCACAATCTGAGCGATCTTACAAACAAGGTCGTGGCACTCCAGAGAGTTTAGCTTTCGTCCAGCGGCTTGCCGGAATAGGGCGACCGTAAATCGGAAAAGTTCGGCCAGTGGATCAGGTCCAGAAGCGCGACCACCAAATGTTCGGAGTCGTGCACCGGCAGGACGAATTCGAGACAGGTCCCATCGGGGCGCTTGGCCACTATATAGAAGTGCGACAAGTTGTCTAAAGGCTGATGCCCATCCTTGCTTACTGTCAGAGACAACAATAACTGTTTCGCTATCATGGATCTTCTCAGGCACCTCCGGTAGTTTATTGATGTACTGTCGTTCTACGGAGAACCCAACACCCGTACCATTCATGAGGATGAACATCACTTCATCGAAACACTTCGCATCCAGAATGGGGATGTAAGAACAGTTGTATCCAGCGATGTTATCTCGTTCAAGTGCCGGACCAGCTGTCATCAAAGCCCGCATTGACGGCATCACTTCCATCTTATAAATAGCGTCGTAGATTTCCTTGTACGGAAAGGTATCACCAAATCGACCTTTCCAGAAATCACAATATCGGGCTACCGTTTCTTCCCACTTCTCCCGACGACCTTCCTTATCCAGCCACCGAGCGTACCGCGACTTATAGACGTATGTTTGTAGGTTGTCCAATTACTGGCGTTCTCCTGTGTTGGGTGTACCATCCAGATACTCTTCAATGATCTCACGAGCCTTCGCTGTTGCTGCATACTGATCTCGAAGGAAGTCATCGATCTCCTTCTTGCGTTCGTCTGCAGTTGCTTCTACTTGCTGCTTACGCTTCGTGCGAAACTCATTCTTCTTCGTCATCTGAGAAATACTCAATTAGTTGGTCGTATTTTTCTACAATCTGATCAGTCAAAAACTCACAGAGTTCTTCACTGGTAACATCCAGCAGTTCTAGGATGGTCAACTCATCCAACTGCCCAAGCTTCTCAATTAGTTCATTCAGTGTCAGTTCGTTCGGCATCATTCAAGTCATCTACCTCGTAATATACATCGAAGCCCAGACGACTTGCGATGAAATGTTCAATTGTTGCACCCTCGCTCTTTTCCCATCCTTCCAGCATATAGATGGCATCACAATCTACGAGAGCCTTGATATCCTTCCGCATACAATCCAACCAGTCAGCATTTGGATCAGGATTAATATCCACCGGATTTACTACGATGTAGCCATCTGCTGTGAGATCATATGCTGCTGCATTGAACGCGGGGAAGTTAAGTTCATCATACCCCCGCATTGGACCTGCAATATAGATTTTAGTCATTTTTATGTAGGTCATCCAAGTCAGGACGGGTCTTCATCATATTGCTAAGAAACATCCAACAGCAGCCAACATGATCAATGTGAGGCAGACCACTCTCAGGATCAATCCGCTCTCCCCGAAGTAGCGCGAATACATGTCGTAGAAGAGCAGCCACCAAACGACTATAAGAGATACCCCCACGCCAGTTATGAGATGCATATTTCTTAGCTCCAAACGCTAGCACACCAGCAAGACCTTCCAAAGCAAGAGGATCAAGTAGATCAAGAGGCAACTTACCATTATCATACTTGGTTCCCGTAGCAGCGGGTTGTGGTTGGAGATCTTCTTCTTTAAATCCCATATCAATATGCTTGAGCGATAGGCCGTCCCGCGTGATCGACCAGAGGTTTATAGGTGGTAGCTTCAAGTCGTGCCAAACGACCATGGATATCCATAATAGCAAGTCCAAGGGTACTGAAAGCCATAGCGTCCGATGACTGGAATTGTTCCAGATCCTTTCGTTGAGACGCTGCACCAGCCATCAATACCAGTTCTTCAATACGTTTCCAGTCTTCAGTGTCAAGAGCCATATTTCCTCTTTAGGTAGTCAAGTGAAATAAAACATTCATCAAACTCACCGTCATTGACTTCGTGCAACATGAGGCATCCCCTCCAGTGCTTGTTACCTTGAGGACCCATGTAGTCTTCATCGTGCTCATAGCAACTACCAGCAATAATGGCAGTGATCCGCTTGCCGTCTGCTCGATATGCTGTTGCTACTTGACGACCTTGTTGATGCCCCGCGATACACGACTGGTGCTTCTTGTTTAGAATAACTTGAGCGCTTGAAGCAGCGCGACCGGCAACGCCGGAGACAAAGTAATGACTATAAGCAATACCATCCACAAGAGCCACTTCCAGAAACGGGAACTCTTCCCAACCAAATTCTCCAAAACCCAGGTCGCTGATTCCAATAGTGCCATCCAGTTTAGGATCAGAATTAACAGCACGAGTGATACGATCACAGTGGTTACCATATGTGAAGATCATCCTCGGTTTATACTGTTTCTTTCCATTCTTACGTTGGCGAGCATTATATTCATTCATGGGCTTCAACAAACGATCCATGCCCATCCGTGCTGCTTCAATATCTTTGACGTAGCGACGACCTTCAAAACTCTTCCGACCGACGTCATAGGAACTGAGGCTAGCCATGTCCGCGAAGTCACCTAGGCATACAAATACATCGGGTTGTTTCTCTACTACATAGTTACCAATTCGTTCTAGAAAGTCAGTATTGTCCCCCGGACGCAACTGAACATCAGGCAATACAAAATGTTTTGTCATTTATAATGTCGATTGATAGCACCACGCCGACTATTCTCAGAATGAGTAACCCATTCCATATTATTCTTTCGTCTGTATTCTCTCTGATAAGCTAGACGATCAAACGTCACTGCATCTCCTCTGGCGGATTGTGTAGATCTTGTGGATCAAAGGACTTCTGAGACACAAAAGGACTGGTAGTTGACTGGAAGATAGCATCCAGTCCACATTCAATCACAAAGGCAAGTTCAGGACCCTCTAGCACCCCCTGAAACACAACACTACCATCTTCACGTTCCACTACTTTTTTGATTTGCACTTGAACCATTCCTCCGGGATTGTGTCAATCGTTGCCCAAGGGATGTTGTGCTTCTCGCAATAGTCTGCGTAGCTCGTCTTAGATACTCGATTGAGTTTATTGTTTGGATTCTGGAAAACCATATAGATCGTTACATCAGGATGCTGCTCACGTATATACAGATACTTGGCTCTGTCTGCGGCCTTCCACAAGCCCTTGGTTTCAATAAAGGCTGTGTCGTTGATCTTCCAGTCGGGGGTGTAGGTATGAACTACAGTGTATTTTAGTTTGTTCGTTTCATACTGTAGTTGAGGGTACTTAGCTGCAAAAGTCTCTTCAAACTTACTCTTGTACTTGCTGTTCTTCTTCAGTCGGCGGCGTCCACTCATCCAATTCCTTTCTCCAGATATACAGGAGTTTCATATTACGATGCATTTCTTCTAGCCTCTCATCACCGTAAAGGCGTTTACAAACCTCGTAACAATCAAGCTCAGTCGTGAGGTCATCGATAGCTCTTTTTGACTTAACGGGTCCAATACCACCCACGCCAGAAATCCCATCAGTGGTATCACCAGTAAGAAGCTGACGGTACAGAGAACGTACTCCGTCCATAGGAGAAACCAATGTCCGTTCATTCTTTCTCCAGTTAAAGTGATAACCCGGCACTTGCATTAGGTCTTTATCGATAGAACATATGACCGTAGTTCCAAACGGCTCACTAGATTGCTCAATTCCCAATCGATCATCCGCTTCAAATCCATCGGTAACGACTGCTCCCCATTCAGTGACGAGATGAGCGCGAGATTCTTCAAGATAGATCGGTTTCGGCTTTCCCTTTCTGTTAGATTTATATTCTGGGAAGATGTCATATCGGAAGTTGTTGGAACCCGTCAATACAGCCAGATAGGAATCACTGTCCGTTGATTCGATTATTCGCCGCATAAGGGCATCGATATCGGCTACAGTGGCTTCCCATCCGAATGCTTCATTGTACGCAGCACAGGAAAAAGCTACGATGTCCGCGTCAATGAGTGCCTTCAATGGAGTTCAAACTCCTGCTTGGTGAAATCCAGTTCCATAATCTGACCGGCCATGATACGGGCATCTACCGGACTAGCGTACACTCCAATATGATTGACAGTTCCTTCATCGTCCTTCATAGTGAGAGCATATTCAAGCTCAGCAGGCGGCATCGGATCTTCATTACGGCGGAAGGTGTACTTAACGCGGGGAGTGATGATGAATTTCACTTGGTCTTTCCTTTATTTGATTTTCCTGCTTTAGAGAGGGCGATAGCCACGGCTTGCTTCTGTGGCTTGCCCGCATTTTTCTCAGTTTTAATATTCTGAGAGATTGTCTTTTGATCACTTCCCCGTTTCAGTGGCATCCTTAGCCTCCGTGACAGCCTCTTGTACCTCTGCCGTAGCTTCCGGTGTAACGTCCTTAAACAGAGCCTCTACACGGGCTTCCAATGCAGCAAGCTTGATCTTGACTGCTGCTACTTCCGTCTTGATGGTCTTAAAGAAATCAAACATAGTTGTAAATACCTCAATGAATTTATAAAGAACTACCATCTTCTCTAGTAAACCAAAAAGTACATCAGAAGGGAAGGTCTTCTTCAAGAGATTCAATGTCTTTCCCAACAACTTCGGCAGTACTAGTACCAGAATCCAGAACGTATGCTTCCAATTGTTTAGCCAGACCAATAATCTCTCCCGCTTCAATTGCCTTCTTTGCACCTGCACTCAGAGCCGCCACAGCTACATTCAGGCTTGACTGACGAATGATGTACACCTGCTTCTTGGCTCGTTCCTCCGGAGTCTCCCAATTGCCCTTCGTTACAGCCCCAGATGCACCATTGCTTGATACAGAGAGGGATGCCGTGGGGGCAGAACTGGTCGCCGAACCTTTTGCTACCTTGATCCAATCTATATAACCTTTATCATTTTTAACTGTTTCAACTTCCCAGACGCTCGTGGGTGCAGCCGTAATAAGGGCCTTGAATGCTTCAGAATTAGCCCCAAAAGACATGAGCTTTTTAGCCTCAACCTTGCCTTGGAATGTCAAATTCTTATAGGCAACCTCCAGTTGCTGATAACTACCTTTTGCAGTTGGCTTGGTTTCTACACTCGTAGACAGAACTTGAATCGTAATCGCCATTAGATATGTTTCCTCTCGATGAATTCCTACTCTATGTATATAATCTTATCTTATCTTAATACCTAAGTCAACAAAAATCTGCATTTCGGTCAACTTTTCTGCTAAAGCAACGGTCTATCGACCTTCTTCATGTCAAGCATGTTGGGACCTAGCTTTACTTCCGCAGCGAGCGGAACGTTCCAGTTGCACTTGAAGCATCGGTTGATGTTTTCAACGAGATCGTCGAATACCTCGTACATCAACTTAACTATCTGCGATACATACTCGCCCGCAACATCTACAACGACAGAATCGTGGACTGTTGAAACTAGCAACGCGGGAATCCCAGAAGCCTTTAATCGCCGCCAGAATGAAATGCGAGCTACCATCATCACATCGGCACCCGTACCCTGTACAGGATAGTTGCTCAGTATCGTCCAAGGAATTTTCAGGTTGCCCCGATAATCCCGCTTCATGTTGATAGTCCATTGTCTCCCCGTAGGTCCAGTGATGGGCTTACCACTTGTAACTAGATCAGCCCATATATGATGCTGTCGATCCAGCCCAGAGTACTTCCCATAGAACTTAAGCCCAACATTATCCCAGAATTTTGGGTCTGTCGATACATGCATGAATTCTGGGTCGTTTGCAAATGCATATCCTGATCCTCGGAAGATGGTTCGGAACAGGTAGATCTTTGCAATGAGTCGGCTAGGCAGGTCAAAGGCGACTTGGTTGAGCGAGTGCGCATCTGCGCCTTCAACAATCTCCTTGAGGCCAACCTCGTCCTGTGACAACTGAATGGCTGTCCTCCATTCCAATTGTGATGCATCAAGTTGGACAAGCATCTAACTCCTATTAGGCAGGGTTGTTTGCAAGCCACGTAACCAGCACCTGTGCCTGTTGTT